GACCACCGAGAAGCGCGGCACTCCGGAGCGACTGGCTCTGATAAAGAAGCTTGCTTCCCAGCGTAAGAATAAGAAGACGATTCCTACGCCCGAGGAAGCCACGAAAGAGATCGAAGCCCTTGCAGCGGCTGGTGCTCAGTACCAGTACGCAGAGACCGAGGAAACTTCGAAATCTCTTGAACCGGCGTAAGTGATCACTACACGGTTCGAAACGGGAGGGAAATTTCCCTCCCGTTTTTATTTGCTCTATTAACGGAACGTTTACGAGTGCCTGGTATGATCCTATTGTTCAACCAATGGAGAATACCATGGACCCGATTTTATACATTCGAGAAGGCATCAAGGGATTTGCTATCTTCGCTTCGATGCTGATCGTATACGCAGCATTCTACTTCATTCACTGAGAACGACGAAAGGGAGGCTAAATGCCTCCCTTTTTATTTCTGACTTCTGAACGAGAAAAAGGCCGGTAGTGTTACCGGCCTTTTTCTTTTTGGTGAAGATTTTTACTCGGTGGTCTCAGGCGCCGGTGCCGCGGCGGACTTCTTCGCCTTGGTCTTCGACTTCGTCGCCTTTCGAGCATTTGAGGTCGAGGACTTCGACGTCGTCTTCCGTGCGACAGCTTTACCTCCAAGCATGCCGGGAGTGCGACGAACGTACGCCATGATCGAGGGAACGTTGTGATCCGGAAGCTTCTTCTCCGCCGCTGCTCGAGCCTTGACATACGAGTCGGAGTCAAACGGCGTCTTGGCAGTGATCCGATGCTTCTTCATGATCTCGATAACTGTTCCGCGAATCTCACCGCGAGCAAATTTCTTAGCAGCCATAACGAAGCCTCCTTCATTATGATCAAGGAAGGAATTTCCTCGATCCGATGATCTCAGTACTATCACATTGAATGTGCGTGTAAACAGCAAAAACAGCAGTTTTTAAAAATATTTTGCTGCTAGAACACAAAGGGAACACATAAAGAGCCTCTCGCGTGTATTATAATGAGATGTACGTGAGTCGAGAAAAATCATCACAATGCCTGTTTACATTCCCGTGATGATGGTTTAAATTGACTTCATCAATCACGGGGATTTTTCCCCAAAACCCAGAGGAAAAACAAAAATGTCGCACGAACTCGAGATCATCAATGGAAAGGCCATGATGGCGTACGCCGGCGAAGCTCCCTGGCACAAGCTTGGGACGAAGGTGCCCAACGACTTGACTCCTGCTCAGATGGGTAAGGCCGCCGGTGTCGACTGGAAAGTCGAGATGCGTGACACTACGGTGCCTCTCAACAAGAAAAGCACGAAGACGGGTGCCGGCGTTCTCATTCGCCTGGCGAACGGCCGCAACATCGAAGAGGAATCAATCCTGACGAAAGTGCCCGACATCAATGGATGGTATCCAACCCAGAACGACGAAGCTCTGGAGTTCTTCCACGAATTTGTCATGAAGGGGAAGATGGATATGGAGTGTGTCGGCTCCCTATTCGATGGGCAGATCATCTGGGCTCTCGCCAAAGTGAAGGACTCCTTCACGATCAATGGGAGGAAAGATCGAGTCGACTCCTATCTTCTCTTCTCGAATCCGCACAAGTACGGTATGTCCAGGAACATCCGGTTCACACCAATCCGGGTGGTCTGCAACAACACACTGACGTGGTCGCTCGAAGAAAAGAGTAAGAACGCCGTCAGTTCAAACCACCGTCGGAAGTTCAACGCCGACGAGGTGAAGGAGAAGCTCGGCTTGGCTCATACTAAGATGGAGGGATACAAGGAGCGCGCTGAGTTCCTCTCAAGCAAGAAGTACAACAAGACGAACATCGTCGAGTACTTCAAGGAACTCTTTCCCATGGGAGAGAAGAAGAAGGAGGCAAAGCGCGAGCGGAAGACCGAGCTTCACATCGGTGCCCGCACGTGCCTGGCTCTTCTTGATACTCAGCCGGGTGCCGACTTCGCGCCGGGAACGTGGTGGAACGCTTTCAACGCGGCTACCTTCTACGTAGACCACGTCTACGGCAAGAACGAGACGACTCGACTTCAGAACTCGTGGTTCGGCGGAGGCGAGAACAAGAAGAACGACGCTCTGACCAAGGCGCTCGAGTACGCCTCCTGATGCGCAACAGTCGGTGGGATCTGATCCCACCGACACCATTATCAACAAAGATGGAGAAGTGTGATGGATAAGCTTACGACTCACGTTGAGTTCGACATCCCAGATGATAAGCTGGGAGCCGCGATGCGTGTGCTCCTGTCCCTGCGTGCCGAGAACATAGCTCAGAGACCAAACGGCACCGAGCGAGTTGGAAAGAATGAGCGAGCCGGAAAGATGAACGGCCTATCCATTCGCGACGTGATACTCCGGCTGTTTCAAGAAAAAGACCAGCTGACCAAACTGGAGATCATGCGCGCGGTTAAGGACGCCGGCTTTGCTCCAGGTGGCATCAACACACCCCTGTCGAATCTCGTTCAGGGGAAAGTGATTCGGCGAATGAGTCGTGGTATCTATGCGATGCCGAAGGCTCTGCCGGCTCCTTCTTCAAAGAAGGCGTCGTGAGATGGCAGTAAAAACGAAACGCGGAAAAGTCAGCAACTCACATCCAGTGAAGAGCTACAAGACGTATCGGTTCATCAACAAAGATCCGATCATTGACAAGCTGCGCACGCTTAAGTCGGATACTGGGATGTCCGCTATGGACATCGAGCGGGCGTCTGGTCTCAAGTCTGGGACACAGAACAACTGGTTTAAGGGTGGGACCAGACGCCCGCAGCACGCTTCTGTGGCGGCTTTCGTCGGAGCATGCGGATACGAGTTCAAGATCACGAAGAAGAAGCACAAGAGCTAAGCAGTTATCAGAGGAGGGGTTATGAGCCCCTCCTCATACCTATTGACATTCTTCGTGATCGTGATAAATATGATTCGGTTGCAGATGGAGAATCATCATGAAGAAGCTGAGCAATAAGACTCTGATCAAGGGTGGACAACTGGCTGATAAGCTGGGTTTCATTCAGGCTGCTATGGCTCCTCTCAAGCTCGATGAGAAGGAGACGAAGAAAGCCATCTGTGAACTCGTCATGGAGCCGGCTTCATTCAATGGTAAGCTCTATCGAGCAACAGTCTCATACGCATACCCTGAGCGCTACGATCTTGAGAAGATGAAGAAGTACCTGACTCCTCGTCAGCTCAAGGCGTGTCTGGTGCCGTGCACTGATCCGACGATCACTGTTCGGGTGTTCTCGCTTAAAGCCGCTGCAAACGAAAAACATAAGTCATGAAGTGGACTACCCTTCTCTTGATCCTCTCAGTCTCTACCGCTCATGCTTCGGGCATCGCTCAGAAGTGGGATGGTGTATCACCCACGATAACTGGTCAAGAGGGTCCGATAGCGAAAGCGGCTGAGCAGCTGCGTGATCCCCATGCGCAAGTCGACTTCATCAACCAGAAGATCAATGGAATCGTTCGGTATAAGACCGACGGTGCTGGTCAGGATCACTGGCAGAGTCTCCATGAAACGCTCGATCTAAAGACGGGCGACTGTGAGGATTACGCGATCGCCAAGTACACACTGCTTCATGAGCTCGGGTATCGCGACTTGAGAATCCAGGTCGGTCGTTTATCTAGAAGCGGTAAGCCCCATGCATGGGTCGAAGTTAAGATCGACGACACATGGTTGATTCTCGACAGCAGAACCAACGTAACACCGAGCACCGCGGAAGCCAAGGATTTCTACACACCGATCTTTACTCTGTCTCTTGAAAACGGTATCATGATAGGAACACTTCATGTCAAAGAATCTTGATAACATCGTAGCTCTGGCTCTTCTGTGCGCCATCTTTATGACCGCACTCAACATCTATCAGAAGATCTCAGACATTCGAAAAGAAGATGCGATCTTTAGTGAGAAATAGTTTTACAACGGTATCTCATCTTGTATAATGGTCCCAGAAACACAAGTTCTGGGACCATTTTCTTATGGCAAAGTCAAAACTCCTCACTCGCCGAAGCTCAAAGAAGAAGATACCGCAGTCCAAGCGAGAGAAGAAAGCGATCAATGAGAAGTACTGGGGTGCCGATGAACCTCAGATACCGAGTGGAGTTCTGACGGGCGGGGAGTATACAAAAGCTCTCTCGTGGTACAATATCATGGGAGAGTATCTGGATGATACTCCGAAGAAATGGGTAATCGACTACCTGACTTCTCAGGGACGACGTGATGAGGCGGGAAGGATCAAGTCAGTTCCCGATAAGTGGATTCCAACCACACTCTCCTCTCAATCGAGGCTCCTAGGACGCGGCGCGATCCTGTCTAAGGATTCCCTACTGGCTTTCGAAAAGTTCATCGGTGAGGCCCTCAGGCATGAGGGGGATACTACCGAAGATGAACCGAGTGAGGGTGATCCAGAAACCCCGGTGTTCGAGAAACCGACGATCCAAGAGAGGACTCGGGAAAAGACTTCGGACATCATCGGTGAACTCGAGGGGTTGATCGACGATGGTTTCTACGAGGACTTCAAGCTCGATACGTGGTACCGCGAAAAGAACGCCAAGCCGGCCACGATCAAAGCCATCATCGAGAAACTCAAGCCCCAGCTAGAGGAACTCAAGGTGGCCAAGAGAGGTTCCGATCCTCAGGTGAAGGAGGGATACTCCTACCTGACGAAGGACGACATCTCAATCTTGATCGAAGCCTATGAATGGCTGATCGAGGACTCCGAGAGATTCATCACCAACGTCAAGCAGACACGGGCTCCGAGGAAGACGAAGGCTCCATCAGTCGAGAAGAAGCTTAAGTTCCTGAAGGAGTCGTACCAAAAGCGTTCAAACGAATATAACATCGACTCAATCCCACCCGAGAAGATCATCGGCGCTCAGGAACTCTGGGTATTCAACACTAAATACAAGCTGGTAACGGTGTTTCGAGCTGGATCGATGGGTGGTCAACTCGACGTGGCTCGGTGCAAGATCATAGGTTTTGACAAGAACAACTCAACATCTTATAGAGCCGGCAGGAAGCCCGCTGAGATCATTGAGCAAGTTCTCAAGGGTACCAGAGCTTCCCTTAAGAAGATATCTCTGAAACCGTGTCCTCTTCAGGAGAGAATCAATGAGAACGTTATCCTTCTCAGAGCGAACTAAGTTTGTCGATCC